ATAGGGTGTAGATGTCGCAGATTTTGGATGGACCAGAGTTTATCACTCCACCCTGACCAGAGCCATCGTCCATTTCCCAGTCGTCCATCGGGAACCATGCAGCGTAGCCCTTCGGCCAGAACTTCAGCTTGGTATCGATCTGCTGGCGAGTTACTGTAATGTCCTGACCGGGCCTTACAGCGGAACCCTGCGGACGCCCGTAAAGAACGCCCTCAGTCATGCCAGCGCCGCCAAGATAGGGGTCAGCTACACCAGCAACACGTAACTTCTCAAGAAATGGGGTCCCAACGAAGAAGTTATTCCACACTACCTCGCGTCTTACGCTCTCTAGGTTAGTGGAATCAATTTCATTGTAGGTCGGGTCTTGCGGAGTAAATGGCATGTTAGTTTTCCTTTCAGCACTTATGCTGTTTTATTAATTCTCAATTACGCTACTGCTTGTTCCCGTTCTGAGAGATCATTGTGAATTGCTGTTCTCGTTGACTGTCTGCGTGCTGCATCCGTCATCTTCAACGGGTCGGGACGATCTCCCGCCTTAACTGCACGGGCAATCTCTGGCATCTTGGATGATACGGCTACCCTAACTTCAGGGTTATTTCCGGTCATTCCCTCTGCCAACTTCTTGCGGCTTGCTTCAGCTTCAGAGCGAACCTTATCAAGCTCCGCCTTCCACTTGGCTTCCTGTTCGGTGCGTTCTGCCGCACGAATCTGTTCGTCATGCTCTCTCTTCGCCGTTTCTGCCATCTCATGCTTCTTCGCTGTAAAGTTGAACGTCCGTTCCGCATAAGCGGCAGGACTCAACTTCAACGCATCTGCTTGTGCAATCAATTGGCTTGGGGCGATAGGAAGGGGCTTACCGAAAAGAACTTGATGTTCGTACATAATATCGTTAATTGTGTTGTATGCGTCCCCAACTTTGCTAACCACTGTGTTAGGGTCGAAAACTGGACTTCCGTTTGTACCTGCCACAAATCTTCCTTGCCCGTCACGGCTTCCTGCGTTGTTTGCTGGTAGAGCGTTCGGTACTACAAAAGCAGGAGCATCAGCAGGAAGGAATCCAGCATCCTTCAATCCCTTTATCTGAGTCTCATAGAATGTTGCTCTCGACTCTGCGTTAATCCTTGCCGTCTCCAGATTTTTCTTCTCTTCCTCAAACCCTAGAAGTCCCGGCATAACCTTTGTTTCGTAAAACTCTACATTGGAACGCTTTTCAAGTTCTGTCGCGTCTTGTGCAGCTTTTGCGGATTCTCTTGCTGCTTCAGCCTGCCTCGCCGATTCCTCTGCGGCCTTACGGTCTGCTTCAGCCTTCGCCGCTGCGGCTACAGCTTCCTTTTCCTTTTGCTCGGCGGCAGACGTAATACCTGTCCATACATTAGCCAAGCGCGGATCAAGCGCGTCGATCTGCTCTTGCGTGAAACCCGTCTGTTTCAATAGCTCGATTTGTCCTGCTGTGATTGGCATAGTTTCATCTTCTCCCGGAAGTTTGTTATGATGTCATCGGTTGTTGAGATTGAGGTGTTGGTTGCTGAGGTGTAATCAGCGCAGCTTGCATTTCTTGACATCCCTGTGCTACCTTGTTTGCCCCTGCTGCCAAACGAGGATCGGACTGACTCATCTGCTTAGCCGCCTGATACCACTTAGCCAGAAGCTGTTGCAAACCTGTAGCTGTATCTTGTCCACCCTGTTGAGGTGGCTGTGAACCGGCGTCTGGTGCTCCACCCTGCGGTGGCGCTCCCTGACCCTGCTGATCTTGCGGCATTGGTGTACCTGCTGTAGCCATTGCGTCTCCATTATTTGTTTCCCCACCGGCAGTCTAGCCACTGGTGGGGAAACGGTTCAATTACGCCTTGACTACGGTCTTCTTGGATGCACCCTTGCGGCTACGCTTGCGGGAAGCCTTCCGAAGGTGCTTAACGCCAACGGCGCTGATTTTCTTTGTACGCTTGTTTGCCATGATGTTTCTCCTTTTTAGGTTGATAGCTAACGATTAGCCCTTGATGGCCAGCTTGTGAGCGGTGCGCTTTGCGCGACCCTTAACGCCGCGAGCTTTCTTCGCAGCTACCTTCTTGACGAGACCTGCTTCAACCTTCTTCGAATGACGCTTTGTCATGATGTTCTCCTTTGGTTTGACTTCGTTTGGAGTAAACGAAAAATGGCGACTAGGCCAAATTCGCCTAGTCGCCAGTTGTCCCAAAGGGGCCGCGCACTATATTTTGACGCCGCTTATTCTTTTGCGTCTTTACAAGAGATAGTACAAATCAAGACCCTTGTCAAGCAAAATATTCAAAATAGTTGAAAATAATTTACTACTGCGCCTACGGCAGTGGTACACTACAAAATCACATCTTTTACGTTTAATAACTCCCGTACTTTGTTAGATTGTCCCTCTGTCAATTTTGTCTTTTGTTCTACGTTAATTCCTTGAATGTGTCCATCGTTATATAACACAATTGTTTTTCCGCTAGTCTTGATTGCCTTCAGAACATCATCTATCTCCGAAACACTTCCTTCAACGGAAAGTTCGGTTAAAAGGTAGTCTCTTTGAGCCTTAATCTTGATCGCCATTCGATCTCCTTATGGTGTTTATTATTTTTGTTCCTACGACTGTTTGATTACCGGCCTTGGTTCTCCACCCGCTCCACCCTTTTGTGCCAACCGTGGAGATTTTGGATTTTTTCCTTCGCCCCCCGGCCTACCTCCAGGATGCGCTCCGCTCTTCTGTCCTGGCCCCTTACCGTCTTGTGGTGGCTGCATTCCCATCTTCTTCATCTCTTCCTGCGCAAGTGCTGCCGCGATAATCTTCATCTTCGTCAACTGTACTTGCTCCTTGAAATACTTCTCCATCTCTCCTTCAGGATCGGGTATGTCCAACTTCTTAAACACCGTTCCCCAGCTTACTGGGCAATCTGGTGTTCTCTTCAGCGTCAAGAATTTCAATTGTTCGGCTTGCTGCGTCAACTTCAGCAACGTCCCAGCCACAGGAAGAAGCCTAATCTGTTTCGCAAACCACCGTGCCCTAGTCAACTTGTCATACACCGATGACGAATTAGGGAAATTCCCGTTTATCATTTCATCTGGCATGTGGCTAGGAACGAGATCGTTTGGATTGTAGTCAAATACCTCTGGCGCAACATTGTCGGGACCAACGTAGGACATAATCCTGTTAGTGTCAAACCATTGTAGAATCAGGAATTTAACTCTATTTCCTACTGCCTTATTGGCCTTCTCTACTCGTGCCGCGATCCCTTTGGCGATAGGACCAATAGACTCAATTGCTTTATCCATTGCATCTGCGCTGGCAACATTCAACTTCAAGTTTGCCATGTTGCCAAGGTCTTGCAGACCTAATTGCTTCTCTCTCTTCTTGCCGAGATATTCTAAGAACTTGAAATTCGTTTCCGTTACATTTACCTCATCTGGAAGAACGGATTGGAATGTTTCCTTTGGCTTACCACCAAACAGTCCCATCCTTACGTCTTCCTCAAACAAATCCATGTGCTCAATCTTTTGTCCACCGTTTTCGTCGGCGTTGTAGCCCATAGGGGGGTTCAATCTGACGGTAATGACGGCATCCATTTTCCTTTCGTGCTTACGAACCGTGGTCTCAATTGTTGCCACGTCCCCTACCAAGGAACGTCCCATCGGCTCCCACGCCCAATCATCAACCGTATATTGAATAATTGGCATTTTGCTGTCCCAATCGAACGCAGGACCGTCATACATCGGTTCGTCTAATCCGCTAGATGTAATGATTAGGCGAAGGTTAGGATACACTCTACAATCTTCGGGTATCGCTGTGCGCTTTGCTGGTTTACCGTTTTCTACTCCACCCAATATCTGTTGTCCTACCGTAGGAACCTTGTAAAACCATGATGTTCCTATGTCCCCCATAGGAAGCTCAAAACCTGTATTATTGATCCTCAAATCTCGAATGAATGTATAACGTATTTCCGTATACAGGTCACCAAAACTCCTGCCATTGTCACCATAACGATAATGCTCTGCAAAGTCCTGACGCCTTGCCTGAACTTGGTTTGCGTAGTTCCTGCGCCCTACCGTTTGTAGTTTGGTTTGGAATAGAGGAAATCTACCAAACGCTTCCGCGATAGGCATATAATCGTAGATCGTGACCGCATAAGCATCCTGCACGTCGTTCGACTTCGGAATCTGGACTGGTACTACATCCAAAAGTCCCAAAGCCTCGAAGCGCATCTTCCTCTCTCCGTATCCATATTCATCCGCACTGACTTTAGGCCACAGGTATCCGATACCCATGACCGCTGCGTATTGCAGAACTTTTAGGATTTGGAAAGGAAAATCAGACTCGAAATAAACGCACTTTGAGACCTTCGTAAGCATCTCAGCTATTTTTTTGTATGCGGGGGAATCAGAAGCGTAACCAGCAATCTCTCTTACTTCAGAAAGGGTCTCGCAAAACTTTCGTATATCGTACTTTAATTCGTTCGTTATCAGTGAGCTACGGGACTTGTCCCTAAACGCCGCATCAAAGACGCGAAGGTTTTTTCCTAGTTCCTGATAGCATTTTTGGGCGGAAAGAAAACCCTCACCCTCGGCAATCATTTCCTCAACCCACCCGACGCGCTCAGAGGGAGGTCTCTCAAAAGGAGGGCACTGCCAGCGTACCGTGTCGCTCTCTACGCGAGAAGTTCCATTTCCTGAACTTATGTCGATATACCCCACGAAACTTCCGTTCTTCTCGGTACACCAGCCTCCCAACTGGCGTTTA